AAGAACAGGAGTGGCAGTTACACCATACTTTTTAGCGAGTGCAAGATTTTCCTCAGGAATGGGTTCATTACTGAAGTCATCAAGATAAATCTCTTCAATTACACTATCGCGTGTATCTTGAAGAGCGGTGATATACTTCTTAACCAAACCACAAGGTCCGCAAGATTCTTTTGTAAACATCAAAAACTTAGTCACGTTGCCTCCAATCATCAGGTTTATCTTGCTTAAACCAATCTACAATTTCATCTGCACCATCAAATCCCGTTTTATAATTGGATGGATCGGGATCACCTAACCCCATCCTATTCATAAAATCATCAACACTTCCCTCTTCTATATCATGAGCAGCTTGACGACGTGCTTTATTCAACCAATCCCTAGCAAGGGTATGTGCCTTGGCAAGTTTTTCTGCCCAAATCATATCTTCCAGTGGAACATCTTCTTTGTTGGCGATGCAACGACAGATAGACTCCAGACGAAGACGGTATGCGGTAGATAACATATTAGTCTCTGAGTTTTAGTTCTAAGTCTTCTAATTTGTGATATTCTGCATGTGCTCGTTCTTGACGCTCACACACAATGCTTAAAATATCTTTCACGATTACTTCATTTTCCACGTAATCATCAAGATATTGATAGACTGCTTCCTTGAGGTAGCGGTATCTATGCCACTCAGGACTATAAGGTTTGTAATTCATAATAAAAGATCATATATGGATATTTATTATCGCTCGATGAAACTAAGAGTGTGATTTTTTGGTTTGATTTGTAAAGTAATTATATCACAACCAATCTTAGGTTCTGCATCACCACAAGTAAAAATATCCACAGCTGCTTCGCCCTTTTCAGGCCAAGTATGAATACTAATATGACTTTCAGCAAGAAGACAGATTGCAGTCACTCCATGAGGAGCAAATTTATTTGAAATCGTTTCAAGCACTGTTGCTCCAGATGTCTCTGCAGCAAGTTTGATAAGATTTCTCAAATAACTTTCATTATTGAGAACATCAAAGTCGCACCCATAAAGATTGAGAAGGTAATGCTTTCCCATTATTCTAGTGCTTCTGAGTCGATACCATATTCGTTAACCAAGCGATCAACTTCTGTTTCGATTCCAGAAAGTTTAGATAATTCAGCGATATTTGATTTTTGAAATTTCTTTAATTTTTTGTATTTTTTGATGAGTTTTCCAACTTCATCAGTATCTATTTCAAACCTAACGTTTCCGTCTTTATCTGGATTATTAATGAATCCTTTGAATCCACTCATTACTTTTTCTTTTTATCTTTTGGAGAAGGATTTCCCCAAAGTTTGGGATTGATCCTACCTTCAGACTGCACCATGGTTACGAAATCACTTTTATACTTATCGTAGTAAGCATCAAAAATTTTTGATTGTTTTGCTGCAGATACTAAATCGTAATGCTCTGCACCATCTACCTTGTATGTGACAAGGTAGCAATTATTAGGAAGATCCGTTCTGTTGTCCACACTGGGATCACAATCCTCTTTAATAATCTTCAACTGCGTCCACCCCACTGAATATCAGGATATGCCTGTTTGACTACATCATAAGTGATTTTGTATTTATCTGCAAGTTTTTTGTCCTTTATCAAACAAAGAATCTCAGCTTCCAGTGGATGCAAACCGCGAAGAAGGTTGATAAACATCATTTCTCTACGAATATTGCTGAGAGAATCATTACCACCTTTCACAAAGTTATAAAGATTTTTATATTCTCTACGCAGTGAAGTCTTACCTCTGCCGTCTAAATCTTGTCCAGTTGCAGACTCTCCACCTCTTGCTTCCCGTGCTAGATTTTCAGATAGAGTTCCAGAATAAACAGATTGATCGTTACCATCTGCATATGGCACTTCACCTTCTGGAACTAAACTAATGACAGTCTCATCAAAGTTCCAAATCAAGATAGTTTTGAGAGCATCAGTTTCATATTGCTGAAGAACTTCAACTTTCTTTGCCTTAGCACGTTGCTTACTTACAAGTTCTAAAATTTCAAAAAGAAAAGGATTGGGTGGAAGTTCAACCTTCTTCTTCGTCTTCGTCGTAGTCGCCATAATCGTTTTCAAATCGTACTGCTACTATTTCATCGGGAAGAACATTCCCATTTTCATCAAACATTTCGGGATGTGTATACACTGGTTGTGTAGCGTAAACATGTTCTTTCGCTAACCATCCTACCATACCTCCAACAAAAAAGAACATGATTGATACCAATGTTCCGATCGTTAATGTTACTGCTAACATTTTCCCGTCCTCCTAGAGTCTATCTTTTCCTAATGTCCAAATAAAAATTGAAGTGGAAAACAAAGTCTCTCTTGAAGAGAGAAACCATATTTCCAAACCTTATTTGGAAAGTTTTGGGCGGTTCTTCTCTCCTCCTATTTCTAAGTAATAACTCTACCCCTCGATTAAGATGGGGTTCTGATTTATTTAGAGCGTTTGGTTCTCCGTCCTGGCCTTCTATCATAGCTATACCTCTCGGCGTCTTTAAGGATACCCTCTAAAAATTGTTTGATTTTTCTTGCTTGAGGTTTAGGAATATGTCCATAAGCTTCACGTAATTGCTTGTGTTCATTGTCCTGTCCTCCTTTTAAATATTCATCCAATTCAATGATTAGATCATTTATTTCTTTGAAGGTGCTACTGGCAATAAATTCGTCAGCGTCTTTTCTTTTCGCATCAATTACTCTAAGATAATCATAGAAATTCAATCTAAATTTTTGTTGCATAAAAGCATCATCAATCGACTGTTCAACGATTCCGTAGACTTCTTGATCCATTAAACCAAATTGTTTTCTCTTAGGTACTTTACAGTTTCTTGACATCCTCCAATCAACTCATCATTTAATACAACACGAGGAAAGGTTGATCCCACACCAAACTTTTCATAAAATTCTGTTTTTGTAAAATCTCTTCCCAATTTATACTCTACAAATTGTTGCTCTGCAAGTCCAAGAGCAGCAATTACTTTAGTGCAATATGGGCAACCAATCTTTGTGTAAACTGAAAAACTTCTCATTTTTTAACAGACTCCCAATCTTTATCGAAAATTTCTAAACCTTTGTCAGTGAGAATGTGATCATACATTTGATCAAATACCTTTGGTGGCATTGTGCAAATCTCAGCACCATTATACCATGAACGGATTGCTCTTTGAACACTACGAATAGACGCAGAAAGAACCTGAGTCTTCATTCCATGAATGCGATACAACTCAGAAATAGAACGTACAACTTCAAGTCCCGCAACTGACTGATCATCCAAGCGTCCTACAAATGGCGAAACATAAGCTGCACCCGCTTTGGCAGCCAGAACGCCCTGTGCCGCACAGAAGATCAATGTGACATTAACCTTAATATCTTGCTCAGAAAGACGCTTACAAACGATTAGGCCCTCTCTGGTGCAAGGAACTTTGATAGTGGCAACATCACCAAACTTCTCAGCAAGCCGAATCCCCTCATCATACATTTCAAGATCAGAACCAACGACTTCCATACTGATGTCTTTGACACCCATGTCCTTGATTGTTTGGTAAACATCTTCTGGATTTTTACCACTCTTCATAATAAGAGTTGGATTAGTAGTTACACCATCTACTAACCCCGTAGAAAAATACTTTGCGATCACATCTGTGTCCGCAGTATCAAGAAAAATTTTCATTTAGACAGATACTCCTTCTCTGATTTATACAAGAATGATTTTTCCTTGTCAAAAAACATTGTAATACCAACATGAAGTTCTGGCAATAACCATTTGTGGACAGGCAAACATTGTTGCCAATTAACAGGTTGAATACAATTCATTACCACAACAGTCCAAAATGCGGTTACATGATTAATAATTGTAAGCATAAAAAAGAGGGGTTACCCCCTCTAGTGTATCATATAAAAAACTAATAGTAATAATTTTTTACTCGTCCTCATACAACTTTTCTAGTCTTTCCCTAGACAAATCAACATATAAAACCTCATCTCCTTCTTTTGGTGCTTCAGGATGTTTTGGTTTAGGAGGTTCATCCATCATCATATTGATAGATTGGATGTTACTCCACATCATCGCAAATGCACCACCTGCAATAATAGCAAAGCAAACAAAGTAAAAGAATATTTCAAAGTTATTCATTGTAGTGCTCCTTTACCAAATCATAGATTCTATCTGCCATCTGATCACAAAGAACAGTATCACCAAGTTCAGTTTCTAAAAGTTCCCATAGTTGATCATAAAAACTTTGTTGTTCAGTCATAATTTCCAAATGCGTTCAAATAAACCAATAGAAAATCCAAACTTATATGCTTGGAATAAGATACAAATCAAACTACCCATACCAAATTTGATTTGTAGAAAAGGCCATCCAGGATACTCACACCATGATACTGACCCTTGAAAGAGTGCCCATCGTTTGGTGAATAATACTTGAAGATAATAATCTTGTCCCCAGTCTTGATCTTTGTGGAATCTAATTAGTTTCATTTTCGGTATGTATATCCTTTACGTTCAACAATACAAACGTCTTTTTTCTGAATGCGATTCTCGTAATTCTCAATAATACGATGCTCAAATTCCATATCACCACCTAAAAGAAATGACATTTCAAGATCTCTCTTCATATTTTGATATTGTTTAATCTCTTCCTGTTCAATACGATCCATAACTTCTTGTGCTTTATCCATAGAATAAAACTTATTCTCACCCATATAGTAAAGAGTATGCCCTGTTACTTTGTTGACAATTTGATACCAAGAACCGAACTTCATAGGTTTGATGACTATGGATACATCATACAATAAAAAACCACCCCTGTGAAGGAGTGGTGGGCAGTTTGGGAAGTGGTTTAAAGTGCATTACCTCTTGGTAATACTTCCTCTGGGAATACAAAACTCTCATGTGGTTGATCTACTGGTGCCATCCATGCACGAAGTCCCTCATTCAAAAGAATGTTCTTCGTGTAAAAAGTTTCAAATTCAGGATCTTCAGAAGCTCTAATCTCCTGACTTACAAAATCATAGGCGCGAAGATTAAGAGCAAGGCCAATGATGCCAATAGAGGAAGTCCAAAGGCCCATGACAGGAACAAAAAGCATAAAGAAATGCAACCACCTCTTATTACTAAACGCGATCCCAAAAATCTGACTCCAGAAGCGATTCGCAGTAACCATCGAATATGTTTCTTCTTCTTGAGTTGAATCAAACGCCTTAAATGTGTTTGCCTGTTCACCATCTTCATATAGAGTATTCTCAACTGTTACACCATGAATAGCACTCAGTAGTGCTCCGCCCAATATACCAGCGACACCCATCATATGGAAAGGGTTGAGCGTCCAATTATGGAAACCCTGTAGGAAAAGTAAGAACCTAAAAATCGCTGCAACACCGAACGACGGTGCAAAGAACCAACTGGATTGTCCGAGTGGATAGATGAGAAACACACTGACAAAAACAGCGATAGGCCCAGAAAACGCAATAGCATTGTACGGACGAATTCCTACGAGACGACTAATTTCAAACTGCCTAAGCATGAAACCAATTAAAGCAAAGGCACCATGGAGACTAACAAAGGCCCAAAGCCCTCCAAGTTGGCACCAGCGGACGAAATCTCCCTGAGCCTCAGGGCCCCAAAGTAGAAGAAGAGAATGGCCCATAACATCAGCAGGCGTTGACACAGCCGCTGTAAGAAAATTAGCACCCTCAAGATAACTACTTGCGAGTCCGTGAGTGTACCAAGACGTGACAAACGTAGTACCAGTAAGCCAGCCACCAATTGCGAGATAAGCAGTGGGAAAAAGAAGTAGTCCACTCCAACCCACAAAGACAAAGCGATCGCGTTTAAGCCAGTCATCAAGGACATCGAACCACCCCCTTGTTGGTTGTTTAATAGTTGATGTTACCATTTTTATTTACCTTTTTGTATTTTAGAATATTATCACAACTAGTAGTGGTAATACTAGAGTTAAAATGCCTATAAAAAACCCCCCCACTGACGTGAGAGGGTTGAAACTACCAGGTTGCATTATCAACCAATGGTAGGTGCAGTCAGAGCAACAGGAGTTGACTCAGCAGCAGCGAGATCGAGAGGGAAGTTGTGAGCATTACGCTCGTGCATTACTTCCATTCCAAGTCCAGCGCGGTTAAGAACATCTGCCCAGGTATTCAGAACTCGTCCTTGTCCATCGATAATGGACTGGTTGAAGTTAAAACCATTCAGGTTGAATGCCATGGTGCTAACACCAAGAGCAGTGAACCAGATACCGACAACAGGCCATGCTGCCAAGAAGAAGTGCAGCGAACGGGAGTTGTTGAAGGAGGCGTATTGGAAGATCAAACGTCCAAAGTAACCGTGTGCAGCGACG